ACTACTTGATGTAGCAAGATATATTTTCATAGTTCAAAAGTTTCTCCACAATGCGGACATTTAATAGATTTCACTTTAACATTTTTTACTGTCTCATCTGTATAAAAATCATCATCTGAAATATCCAATGTTTCTCCCAAATCAGGAAATTCAAATTCTGAAATATCTATATCTAAACTTTTTAATTCTTTTTCAAGCATTTCAAAATCCCAACTTGAATATTCTGCCGTCTTATTGTCTACCAATCTATATGCTCTTATCTGCTCCGGTGTTAAGTCATCAATAACTATACATGGTACAGATTCACAGCCTATTTTTAACGCGGCTTTATACCTTGTATGGCCTGCGACTATTACATTATTACTATCAATAATAATTGGCACCCTAAATCCGTAATCTGTTATGCTAACTGCTACTTTCTCAACAGCTTCATTATTATTTCTCGGATTATTTTCATATGGCTTAATTTCTTTTGTTGATTTATATATTATTTCCACAATTAATTACCTCCATTAACATCACAGCCGCCCGCCCCTCAGCAAATTTTATGATGTACAATTCCCACAATGGCCAAAACTAAAAGAACCGCCCCAAAAAGGAAAACGGCTCTTAAACAAAAAATATATAAAAGGAGAAATTACTTTGCATACCTTTCATAATACAATTATAACATGTAATTTTCGGAAAATTCGGACAACTTTAAAAATTTATTATGTTTTTTTCTTATGCCGCTTTCATCACCATTGCCCACTTTAAAAGCAATCTTTTGGAATGTCCACCCCTCAATATATCGGTATCTGAAAATTCGCCTGATTTCGCTGTCAGCAATGTTGTTAATAAATTCATTCAATGCGTGATATTCGGATTTTAATAACCCCAACTCTTTTCTTAACAATTCACGTGTACGGTCGCACTCAGCTGTTTCCACTTTGAAATTATGTTTTATATACGGAAACTCCTTGTCCGACCCCTGCACAATGTCAGAACTTTCAAGCATTTGTATCTGTTCGGCCAATTCCTCAATTTCTGCTTTTAAACTTCTGTACTGTTTTAACCTTTCAGGTGTCATAAGATTTATCACATCCAGTTTGATAATAATTCTTTGTCTGTTAAATTACTTTTTTATCCATATAGTTTCAGTCCTTTTCTAACTCGCACAAAAACGCAATATTACAAGCCAAATGCCACAAATGCGGCAGTCCGCTTTCCTCATCTACGCCTGACGGGTCATTTATATATGACACAAAGTGTCTGAAAGCCGCGTCCCTATACCTTTGCGGCTCAACGTCTTTCCAGCTGTCACTATCTCCATACTTTTTTGCTCCATACTCTCTTACCATGGCAACCGCAGTAATTATTTCTGTCGGGCACAAGGTAAGTTTCGGCTTTCCTTCGTCATATTTCATCTTGTCCCTCCTTGTTATAAATTTATTTCTCAATAAGTTCTACATCACTTAGTTGCACATGAATAACACAATTTGCGTTTTCGTCATATAGTTCTCCGTCATATTCGATTCTATCTTCATGAATATTTTTAAAACATCTACTAGCATAAAAGACATAGTTTTTATTTTTATAACGAACTATACTTTGTTGCATAATTGCTTGTTTAACTTGTTTTAACTCCATCTTACAAATCCTCTATCCTGATATATATTCCGGGCTTTTCAGCCCAAAATTTTTCCACAATTTCACTTGCCACCAAATTATCATCTGCCCAATACCCCAACTTTGTCATTACATCCTTGAGTAACTTCTGTAAATTGTCCGTATCCGGCTTAGTTATTTTATACTCACCGTCTCTGTGATTTTTTCTCGGGAAACACCATTTTACAATAAGCCGAACTCCACCAATATATTTTTTTGCTGGAATAAATCTAGCTAAATGTGACATAAGTTTTAAACGGGCGTCTTTTAAATTATATGGTTCATAAAAAACCGGTTTACCTTTTATCACACTGACTTTCTTTTCTTGATGAGTAACAGTTGGTGGAATAATTGCAACAAAAAATTCAGTTATCATAATCAACACCACTCCAACATCCTGATTCAGCATTATATTTTATCGCTTCGGAATTTTTTATATTATTCCAGATATAATTTAAAATTTCAGGTTGCATTATAAGCCATTTAATAACTTCACTATTTTGTATTTTAAATTCTTTGCCCGGAATTGAATGTCTCAGTTCAGGCATTCGTTTAACTGCATCTAACAATTTGCTTCTTTGTGTTCTCATATTTTTTGTTCACCCCTCAGTTTTTGTTTTACTCTTGAAAAAATTTTTTGTCAGTGACAGGGGGAGGCGTTGTTGTGCGTGAGCTTCGCACAACGACTTACCCCACTGACCCGTGAGGGAAAGGGAAAATTATATATTTATATATATAAATTTCCTTCCCGATTTCCCGATTGCGCTCTAACCCACATTTTTACGCGGTTTTCAAGACTTGAGGGAAAAAGGGAAATTTCCTTGTTTTTTCCCAATTTCCCTTGAGGGAAAAAGGGAAATTTCCCTTTTTTTCCCGATTTCCCTCTCGAGATTTAAATTATTTTTCATATATAAATCCGTTTTTAATATACAGATTAGAGCTTGAATTAACATAATTTCTTATGGTTTTTTCTGATTTTTCCATATATTCCGCAATCATTTTGAGTGTCACATCACCATCAATTTTACAAACTTCATATGCCGTTTCAATTGTTTTTTTATTTTCTCTTTGTTTAACATTCTTTTTATTTGATTTAGATTTCCAAGAATGAGTATCAGATTCAGCTGATAAATCCTTAAGAATATTTGTATCATCTATTCTGTGAATAGGGTAATCGAACCATAAATTAATTGGTTCAAATTTAGGAAATTCTCTTAACGTTCCATCTATACGCCATGCTGTACGGCTTTTATTTTCATCTTTAACCTTCTTAATATCTTCAATCATCAGTTTATATGTATTACTCTGTAACAATTCTGCTGAAAGTTCTAACATAGTCCTAGCGCTGCATAAATCATCCTGAGAAACCTCGTTATCTTTACTAAAACGTTTTATCCATTTGTAGCATGTTTTACACACTAAAACATCTTCCTGTTGTTTTAAAACATCTTCTGTTAATTCTAATTCTATCAAATCAATAAGAGCGTCAGGGTCACGAGCAAAAACTCCGCTGCCGGATGCCCTATCCATACTTCTTTTGCCGCCTTGTGCTCCCTTTGAATGATGATGGCAATATATTACCGCACAGCCCAATTCGGTACAGACCTTGTCAAACTGATTACAAAACTTTGCCATTTGGTCCGCGCTGTTTTCATCTCCTGTAATAACTTTATATATTGGGTCAATAATTATTGCTATATAGTCTTTTTTCACGGCTCTTCGAATTAGTTTAGGCGCCAGCTTGTCCATTGGCGCTGATTTTCCTCTTAAGTTCCATATATCAATATTATTAATGTTATCAGGATTCCAGTTTAAAGCAGTATAAACATCTTTAAATCTATGAAAACAGCTTGCCCTGTCCAATTCTAAATTAACATATAAAACTCTGCCTTTAGTACAATTCCATTTCAGCCATTTCTTGCCTTCAGCTATAGCACAGCACATTTCAATCAGAGCATATGATTTTCCGGCTTTTGAAGGTCCAGCTATAAGCATTTTATGACCTTGTCTTAATACTCCATCAATAAGAGATGGTGACAATTCGGGTAGATTATCCCAAATACTTGCAATGCTTTCAGGTTCCGGCAAATCATCATTAATTGTTTCAATCCATTCTTTCCATTCTTCGAAACTGGATTTTCCAATGTTTGTAGATAATAAATATTGTTTTTTCCCATTTCTTATAATTCCTGGCATTCTAGATAAGCGTGATGGATTTTTATTTTGTTTATCTATAATTAAACCATTCTTTTCACAAACCTTATATAGATATTCAACTCTTTCTCTATATTCACTATAATTATATGCCTCAATTTTCACTATAGCGTGGAGACTTTTCCCTGCACTGTACACAAGACATGCAACAGGCAATTCCAGTTCCTCAATAATAGCTTTTTGGCGTCCTAAATCCATTACATCTGATTCAACCAAAGCATATCTAAAATCCGTAACGTTTTCATTTTTTATACCTTTACCATCAAGAGGGTTAAAACGTATCCAAGCTCCTGCCTTTTCACTATAATCACCAATAACCTTACATATATCTCCTTCACATTTTGAAAGCTCCTGAATTAACCTTCCGGCCGTCCTGTCACACAAGCCTTTAGACGGGAGGTACTTTCCGTTTTTCTCCCAGCTCCGAGTGACATATCCAACGTTTTCATTTGCTTCAAACAGTGTTTCTAAATATGTAGTTAATTGTTCAACAGGATTCCATTTTTGTGGTATGCTAAATTCACTTGTTTCAATCCACCCTTTATCGATTACAACTAAATCATCTTTATTGCCTATCTCAGAATTCCAATCAAAAGCAACATCTTCTTTATGAAATTTAAAACCATTATCCTGTGCCATTTTCACTATGGTTCCTGCTGTTATAGGAGAACTTGAACCGGAAAAAGTATTCCACTTTTTCTCACATTCCCCAGCATGATAACGGTTAGCGTCACGTTTGCTCCAATTATCCCAATCCTGTACTGTATATCCTTCATATTTAAGCGCCATTCCAACATTAACCCAATCCTGATAATCAAGAAATGATGGTTCTATATATTCAAGCAGTTCAATCAAATTAATGTTATTTTCCATATCCTATGCTCCTAATTCGGGATTAAATGTAGCGGGGTTAATACCATTTGGAACTCTCCACCCATTAGCAGATATTCTCGCAATCAATTTGCTTGCAGCTTCAAACTGCCATGTTCCAACATGTTTAAATCCTTTTTGCTCTAAACATCTAATTTGCTTCGGCGTTGTTAATCCTTCATTTTTACGTTTCTCAAGTCTGTCTAAAATTTTCGCAGCTTTACCGGAGTTTTCGATTTCATCAGGCATAATACCCAGCTTTTCGAGTGCGTTTTTCTGCTTATCCGTTGGCGGCGACATTTCCCAGCCAAATGCCGGAACATATCCTGATAAATCTTCTGCTTGTATACTCATTTCAAATTGTATAGGGTCCACTAATTTGCGTTTCCTCTTTTTCATTTCCGACAACTGCTTAGCAAGAGCTTCTTCACGCTGCACAACAACATCTTCACTGGCTTGAACTTCTGCTTCTTCTATATCAATCGGACAGCCTGAAGCTTCAAGATTTTCAGTCATTTTTTGAGCAACTTCTTCATTTTCGCATATTAGATGAGCCGGTCTACAAAGTTCATGTCGTTCAGTGTGCCAAAGAAAATCAAGTATTAACAATTCAGTTTTACCGGTTTCAGGTGATAAACGTGTTCCCCTGCCTACCATTTGGCAATATAAACTACGTACCTTAGTTGGCCTTAATACAACAACACAATCTACACTGGGACAGTCCCAGCCTTCTGTAAGCAACATGGAATTGCAAATAACATTATATTTGCCTGAATTAAAATCGTTTAAAATCTCTGACCTATTATCACTATTTCCATTTATTTCTGCAGCCTTAAAACCATTTTCATTCAAAATATTGCAAAACTTTTGACTGGTTTTTACTAGCGGCAAAAAAACTACTGTCTTTCGCCCATCACAATATTTTTTCATTTCATCCGCAATCTGATATAGATATGGTTCAAGAGCTGTACCTAAATCACTCGTTTTAAAGTCTCCAGCCTGTGTTCCCACTTCTGTTAAATCAAGTTTTAAAGGAATTGTTTGAGCCTTAATTGGTGATAAAAATCCTTCTTTAATTGCTGATGATAATGAATATTCATATGCCATGCTCTCAAAAACCTTACCAAGATTTTTCATATCACCTCTGTCAGGCGTAGCTGTTACTCCCAATAATTTTGATTCACTGAAATAATCTATTACTTTTTGATAACTGTCTGATATACAATGATGTGCCTCATCAATAATTATAGTATCAAAATAGTCTGTATCAAATTGGTTAAGACGTTTCTGACGCATCATTGTTTGAACGGAACCAACAACTATACGATACCAGCTGCCTATACAACTTTCTTCTGCCTTTTCGACCGCACATCTTAACCCGGTTACTTTTTTAATTTTATCCACTGCTTGTTCTAATAGTTCGGCTCGATGAGCGAGTATAAGTACTCGCTCGCCATTCTTTACACATCTTTCAGTTATCTTTGCAAATACAATAGTTTTACCGGTGCCTGTAGGTAATACTAGCAAAGTTCTTTTATTCCCTTTTTCCCATTCGGCAAATACTGCCTTTTCAGCTTCTTGTTGATATGGTCTTAATTCCATTAGAATTTACCTGGTGTGAATGATTTTTTTGGTGCAGATTCATCGGGAGCGTAAAACCTTTTTATATCATTATAAATATTTCCATTATATTCACGATGTCCAATTTTTGCTCTTCCTCTTGCTCCGACAACTTCATTCCAATTCATTTTCAATTTTTCACCATGCTTTCTCTGACCAATACAAGTAAAAAATGCACACAACAACCCCTCACAACGACTATGTAAAAATAATCTGTTTTGTATAAAACAAATTCCTTTGTCATTCTCTATTTCTAAAGTGATAATTGCCATATTACAAGCCGGAATTTTCTCTCCGCCTTCATATCTGCCGCGTTCAAAACCTGTTACTTTAAAATTATAGTCTCCATCCGGCAAAACGACATATTCCGGTCCATCATTTTGTATTTCATCATCCCAGCCATATTCTCTTTCTGATTCATTACTCATTTTTATTTCCTCCAAATTTTATTATTTATTTTTCTTCCCAAGGAAGTGTCTCATATTCAACTATTACTTTATATACATCATCCCAGGCGCCTATCAGAACCCCTTCTATAAACTCAGTATCAAAATTTTCAATTGGTGTACCCGATGGATAATAACCTTTTTGATGCACAACATTTTGAATCATTTCTTTAGTAACATTGTTTTCAATCATTAATTTAGCTAATTCTTTAGGGATTCCGTCAACATTAATTTTCTTCATTTGTTGTTTATTTGTTTTAGTTTCTTCATCTTGTTTCGGAATTTTATCAATAACAGCATCAATTTCTCTTTCTATTTGTTCTGTCTGATTAAGTTTAACAGGTGTTTGGCTCTGTGGTTCAAAGTTATCAAATATATTTGCAACATATTTATAATCAAATGGCAGCTCGCTTTCTAATCCATGCCTGTTTTTCGCATCCCAGCATGGATGATGAGTTGTATACATTACACGCTTTCCACCTTGAGCTTTATGTTTTTTTCCATCTTTATCAACAGCTACAGAAATTGTTTTATAATTTGCAAATAGAACCATATCAGCCCATTCCTTCACAAGAGGTGCTGTTTGTGAAGAAGTTTTCTTTCCGAGTTTCAGTTCGTATCTGTCATATGCACCAAGTTCATCAGGCTGCTCAAATTTACGTATTTGTGCATGTGCAGCTAAAGCAACATTTATGCCTGCCTCAATAACATTATCCAGCAACTTTAAAAATCTTCCAAATTCTTCTTTTACATATACATATCCGGTACCATATCCAAAATCCTCAATTCCATTTTTACCGTACTTTTCAAGTATGTTTTCTGTACAAAGCTGTTCAGCCCAATCAATTGTATCTATTGTAAGTGTTTTACAGCAGCCAGGATTTTGAATAACGTAATTAATTTCTTCTAACAATTCCATCCAACTTTGCGGGTTTGGCAATCTAGATACATTCATATGTTTTGTGCTTCCTTCTGTATCAATAAACAACGGCTCCGGAAAACAAGATAAAAAAGTTGATTTACCTATCCCTTCCGGTCCATAAACTACAACCTTTTCAGGCGTTTTTTGTATACCTTTAATTATCTTCATGAATACCTCCTGCTTCTACTTAATTTGAATATTTTGATTTTCTTCAATATGTAAACCTTCAAGTAATACACCTGATTTAATAGCTTTTTTGGCCTCCACTTTGTCAACCGCCGGTTCTGTATATTTTAAATACTGCTTGTCTACTTTGTTAATATCATCAATAACAACTGATTCACTCTTACGATATGTAATATTAACCTTTGGTGATTCAAACTTTTCACCCGCAAGAAATTCATTCAAAAATTTCTTAATACTCTCCGCTTTATTTTTGGCCACCCTTTCACGCTTTGCAAAATAATCTTTTTCGGATTTATACGCATTAACCTCAGCCATCAAATTTTTATAATAGAGAGCCAAATTTTTTATTTTATCATCTCTCATCATCTGCAGCTTATCAGCTCTTTCTGTATCAATCCCAATAACCTCGCCTGTTTCTTCATCAATTAAGATACATTGTTCAATTTCTGCGTCAATTTCATATAATTTCATGCTAAATTTCTCCTTTTCCCAGTTTGATAATTGACAATTTAATATTTTGGTGGTATTATTAAACTGATTTTATGTTATATACTTTTTATTGCCCGTTTAGTGTTCCAGCACTTGCGGGCTTTTTATTTTCTAACAACTCCGATAATTTTAAGTTTACCAACACTTTTGACATCTCCAAATATTTCATAAAATTTTTTCTTGCAGACACTTTCTGGCGGAAAGTTCCTCACTCTTAGTTCAACAATTCCTTGGTCAATATGGCTTCCGTCTTTTCTGTACAATTCCTCAAACTCCATTGCGACTATCATATTGATAACACCTCACATTACAATTTTATGTATTCTTTTGCTTTCCGGCCTTTTGGTTTCTCTATAGCACTCTTCGTCGTCTACCTCCGCGCTAAAAGCTTAATTGACTATTTATTTCATCAACTTTTTTGTCTATTTGCAAAAATGTTTTGTTATATTTAAAACAAGAACTTATAATGTTTTGCTCATTAGATAACAACATTAATTTGTTCCACAATTCCGTATGGCATTTTTTTAAACGTGCAAATTCTTTATATGAACAGTTTGGACAAAACCAGCAACCTCCGCGTTTTGCGAATTTATATATAGGAGAAAGTAAATCATATTTCTTGCATAAATCATATGCCATTTTTTCAGTATAGCCGTATCTTTGAAGCAACGATATTTTATTCGTTCCTTCAAGTTTTTTTAATCTTTTTTGCTCGTCTGTCGCGATTCCGATATATTGAATAAAAGGTTTCTTGACAGTTTTTAAAAAGTTTTTAATCGGTGGAATTTTTAACTGACTATTCGCTGCACACATTCCAGCAAGTAAAAAACCTGCATATTTACCGTTCCTTTCCGGTTTTTTGCTGCGAGTAACGACGTGATAAAACAAATCTAAATAATCCTTTTCGCTACGTAAAATTTGAACGTCATATCCCCATTCACGGAATTTTGGTATCGCTTTATTATGTATAAAATCAATGTGTTCGGGTAACTCACCGCTTATGTTATTTTTGTTGTCAAACATGACTTCGCTGAAAATTATTTTTGAAGCCGGTAAATTATGAATACGCTCAAGTATGATGCTTGCTGTGCTATCCTTTCCACCGCTCCATGAATGAATTGTTATAATCTTATTTCACCTCCACATTAAAAGTTACACTGTTTTGCGTACAGGTCTCTTTATTTTTCTCATTCTCATTTTATCTCACTCCTATACCAATTTTAATATTTCTTTGATTTTTTTCTTCTATCGTTTTAGATGTTCTGCTACACTCTTCGTCAGAAAAGTCCCAACGCCGGTTATCCGGCTTGATTACGACCTTGCGTACATCGTCAGCTATGGGTTGTTCTTCAGCTGTGTCCTCTGCGCAATTAAAAAATGCCAAAAGTATCATCGTAAGCGGCACTGCGTAAAATATGGGATACCACTCAAGCGACCTAACCATAACTAACAATACAGCGCCGACCACCGCAGTTGATATACGTATAATCCATTTATACATTTGACTTCACCTCCATATAAATATTTAATATTTTAAAATTAGGAAAACT